AGTTTCTCAGTCATGTCTGCAACGTGCTTCATTGCCGCTACAGCGACTTCATACGCTCTTGGGTGCCCTGACTCCTGAGCGACCTCTAAGGCACCTCTGACCGCCTCCTGACCCTGATCTATGAGTGAGTATAATTCACCACGGGTATACTCATAGTCTTTAGTGCGGTCATCCTTATCCACTTTAGGTGGAACAGGTTTGCTAGGTTTGCTTTCTACAACCTCTGCATCAATATTGAGGATGTCTTCCATGTTCTCTTCTAAACTCATAAGAACTCCATCCCCTCATTAAATCCGAAGTCATCATCTGCTGTTACGAATGCATCATCGGCAGCATCAACCTGACCGTCTTGGTTGTAATCAACAGTTGCTTTTGGAGTGTATGACAATTCAACATGTCGCTTATTAACTTCAGCGTCTCCAATGGTTTCAATGACACGTGCCTTACGAATAACATCTGCCTTAGTGTAAGGACCGTAGATGTAAGACTTAGCGGTAAACGATAGAGTATATGTAATAGACCTTCTTGTAGTAAAGTCATCTTCCCAATCATCTTCCATGTTTACGCTGTTTAGAACAAACGCAACATCTCTAACTTCATTCATGTCTGGGATGAATTTAATACTTACATTTAGAGATGGTTGGAAGAATGGTAAAATCTGTTCCATGATCTGTAAACCATCGTCTTGCGACTTAGCGATAATACCTACTTCAAATCCTATGTTATATGGAACGGGAACAAATTGAGTTTTTACTTCGTTACCATTATCGTCAATAACTGTTTTATATTTTTGTAGCGCAGCGGTTTTTCTTGCACCATCATAATCAATACTAGTCATTTCAAAATAAATTCTTGGCAAAGTAATTGCTACTTTCCTACCATCGGAAGTATTTCCTTGAAGTCTGTAAAGAAATTTCTGCTTAGGACCATAAGCAAGTGGGACTTTTTCAGTCTCAATTGTTTGACCATCAACAGTCTTCTTCAGTTCAATGTTGTTGAATAATGTTCCGAAAGCGATTACGGTTTTTCTAACCGCTTCGTTATAAAATTGTGTTCCTAACATCAGAAGCTACCTGTAAAATTACCAAATTCACCGAAGGGGTTTCTTTCACCCCAGTCAATAATATCGTCTGCACCATCTTCAATTGATTGATTCTGATCAAATTCAGTGCTTGTGTTATTAATTGTGGAGAATGTTCCTAATGTATATATCGCATTAGATTCAACTCCGCGAATCATGTCACCATCAATGAAGTTACCTGTACGATTCATAACCTCTAGGGTATAATCAACCCCATTCCAATCTGCAACTTCCGCAATTGTGGCACTGGTGAGATCATACATTGATGCTCTTTGACCACTAGTGCTGGTGTCAGTATATGCATTGATTACATACTGTAAGTTTGCTGTGTCGTAATAAAAGAAACCAGGAACTGTAGTTGCATCAGTACCATTGTATGTGTACACATAGGAGATTCGTGTATCTTCAAACTTCCAATAGAAATACTTAGTTTGAGTTGTTGTTGCAAAGTTTGGATCAAATCCACCAAGTGCAGTTACATTAATTACACTATTGGATGATGTCCAGTTTCTATTAGAACCCTGATTTACAAATCCTCCAATTACGACATGCTCATCTTTAATAAAGTTAATCGCTTCTGGTGGAGCATCAATGGTAATGGTTGGATTTGAAGAATATCCAGATCCTCCATTGACAACTGATAAAGATACTACACCGCCATCGCGAATAGTTGATTCAATAATTCCTCCTACTCCACCACCACCTGAGACAGATACTGAAGGTGCTGTATTGTATCCAGTGCCAGCAAGAGTTACATTTGCTCCAATGATTGAACCACCTGAATCAACGCTAGCTGTTCCAGTAGCTTGTTGTCTGGTAGTAAGACCAAGATTAAGGGTGGTGATGTTGCTGAACTCTCTTTCAATATCGTCAATTTCGTCAAGTCCTGTGTCAAACTTGTCCGCGCCTTGCTCGTAGAGCTCTGCAGTAAGAATATAAAAATACTGTTTTCCCAGTTGGAAGAATGGTTGTTCTCTTTCAACATATTTGATTTCGTATATATCTTCTGTTAGAGGATAGTAAACTAGATCTCCTTCATTGGGTCTGCCATCTACTGCTAGGTTTAAAGCAGGATTTGCAGATTGTTCCCATCGTCTACGTGAAACTACAAAGGTAATTTCATCTGTAATTCTTAGTCCAAACTTACTTACGAACTCAGAACCAGCACCAAACCCTTCTACATTAACCAGCATCATTTCAATCATGTAACTTTGATTGAATTCTGACTGAATAACTTCACCCAAAGTTTTATCTACTAATTGGGTTCTAGGTATATAAAATACATCAGCACCAAACAATTTGATTTGCTCGTCCACGAGATCTTGTACGAGATTCTGTTCGGTCCTGTTTCCGCCATGTTGTGGGAAGTAAACCTTTTTCATCCGATCATATCCATTGGGGGCAATTCATATGTGCTACTGGACTTCTCCATTAGCAAAGCAATTTCTTTTTCTGCATCATCATATAATTGTCTGCCATTCATGCTGACACCACCAGGAAGTTGAATACCATTGAACTTAATTAAGTTCTGTCCCCATTGACGTTTGAGCAATGCAGTTGCATACTTCTTGACAAATGGATCGTTATAAACCTGAGTAAAAGTTTCTGGATCTAATGCTCTGTAGCAATCAATAATTACAAATACATCTTCATCAAGCATATCTTTACCAACATCTAGATATAATCTATCTTGACGTTGGTTAAATCTATACTGAACAAACGATCCATTGTTCAGAACCATATCAATAGTTTCCATCCATTGCTTAACCATATAATAGTTAAGCATGTCAAGAGAACCGACTGCGTATAGATCGTTTAGAAAAATTTGATACTCAATACCAAATAAATTGTTTCTGATTGCATTACTTGCAAGTCCAAAAACTCTAGAGATACCCATGACATGAGGTGGGATATCAATATATCTATTTCTTTCTTCCCAATCAGTTCCGTTAACTGTAGTTACAGTATCGGAAGTTTCAAACTTAGTTTCATCTGCAGCAGTGAACAGATGCTTGAGGTACATATGCTCAACGCCATCGTAGTGACGCTCGCGATAGTATTGAAGTGCGTCATCAATCGCATCATCAATTTGATCGTCGTCTACGTTGACTTCCAGAACTGGGAACCCTAACTGTCTAAGACAATAGTCCCTTAGCTCGGTCCTACTTGCAGGCTGAGCCATAAAAAATACCCATAGTTTCCTATGGGTATTTATAAATCAACAATTAGTTGAAAATTAGAATTTTCTTGGTTTAAATGCATTAAGTTCTTCCATAGTTGAAAGCGCATTTAATTCAGTAACTTTTGCGTTTCCAGCATCTCTAATTGCCTGCTTTTCTACCTGCACTGCTGCAGTAGCATCATTATTACCAGCAAGAAAATCTAATTCTTCTGCTCTTTCATTTTTCCAGTCTAGATTTTCTAATCTAGCGAACACTTCTGCTCTAATAGCTCTTTCAAGTTCTCCTTTTCTTCTTTGGGTAGTAACTGCTCTTTCTTCTGCTTCTGCTAGTTCACGCTGTTCAGATTTAGTTTTACCAGGATATGCATTGATAATAGTTTCACCATCCGAGTCTAGTCTCAGTGCCGCAATTAAATTCTCTGATAAATCAATATCAGTCTCTACGCACTTAAAACGAACGGTTGACTGATTTGCATGTAATTCTGGATCTGGAATTACTTCATCAGAAATTTGAGTGACTCTATCGTGTTTTAGGTCGTAAAGTACGAACATGGTTATTAAATCCTTTATACTTATATATTATATTTAGTCTTGGGATCTCCAGTAAGTGCTGAGCAACTCAGTTTCTGAAGTAAACAGTGAAGTATCATACATGAGTGGAACCATCCCAGGATATGAAGTTGTATTGGATGGAGTATCAACCAATTGAGTGAGCCAACTAGTTTCCATATTGAGATTGCCTGATCCATTTTCCAGAGTTGCAAATCTCTTTTCTAAATCAATGACATTATTATACAATCCAGCTCCACCATCAGCATTATAATCAGCAAATACACAAACACTAGACTTGCCAATTGGGCAAGTTTGACGAGCATAATTGGTATCGGAAGTCCACCAAGTCAGATACTTTCCATCCTTAACTCTTAAAGCTACAAAATGTCCACCTGAACCATAGTAATATGATGCACAGTACTTCCAAATATATCTTCCATCGGAAGTTTGATTCCATCTTGCTCCATATGATACACCCTGCTCATAACCATATGAAGTATTGTTGTGTTCTTGGTGCATGATAACACCTTGATAGCTTCCAGAAGCATCCCAGTGGTGAAGAATAGCACCATCATCAGGAGTCATCTGGAAGAAATAAATCTGCCCATCATCACACAAGGTAGCAATTCCTCTATAATTGGCTTCATTCGCACTAGAGTAATTGTTACTAGCAGTAGTGGAGACATCATAAGTTGTGGTATCAGCGTTATTGCTATCGTTAAAGTATGTTTGAAGTCTATTGTCATACTGTCCACGACCATTATATTGCTCTGGCATATCTTTATAAACTCCACTCGCACCTCTCTCAGAAATTTCTCTGAGGTCAGGAACATTAGACCAAACAACAGGTTTGAATGTATAATTAGTAGAAGTTTCCATAACAAGAAGTTGTTTCTTACTTCTGTTATATGAACCAGCACCATACATTCCCTGGTATCCAGATTCTTGAATAGGAATATTACATCTCCAGCTATGATCATGAAGAGCATAGTGATAATAGAGGTTTGCCGATCTAGGCATACAATGAATCAATGTACCAGTACCACCATTATGCTGCAGCGTAACTGCATAATCTTGATACTTTTCATTTGGAAGGGGAATAACATCCCTGAACATATGTCCTCTATAGCTCTGTGCGGAGTTTCCACACATCCATCCACCAGTGTTACCCCATCTAGTAGCTGCTGGAGTAAAGTTTTGGTGACCTAGATACCCAACTTGGTTAATCATCCCAGCTCTTCTACTGTGAGAAGAAGCATGGGAAGTAGTTTCTTGATATTCTGCAGATGCATAGTTATCACAGAATTCACTGGCTCCAGAAGTATAAGATCTAAAAGAACTATATGCTTGGTTGCCATCGCCTTTCAATGCTGCGATGCAGTTCAAATTATGATCATACAACATCCAACCACCACCATAAGAACTGTGCTCCCAGGTGTATGAGGCAAAGCATGGTTGAGACCATGGGTCAATCGTTCTTTGTGCCGAAACTTTTGCCTTTTCTGTAATGCGTCTAGCCATTTCTATATGCCTTTATAAAGTTGGAGGTAGTATCTTCTTGATATTTATAAAATATTATTGAGACTGCTGGAGCGAGATACTAATTTCCTCTCCATATCCTTCATAATCAAAGTTTTCCAACCCGCTAGTTGGAGTATTAGCTAACTTTGTTTCCAACTCATTATTTTTGTCTCTAATTGCTTTTCTTTCTGCATATACCGCAGTTAGTGCATCACTGTTGCCATTAAATGCATCAGTTTCCTTTGCTTTTTTAATCTTCCATTTAAAATCTGGAGTCTCAAGTAAATCTCTGCATGTAGCTTTGATTGTTTTTTTAATTGTATCTCGCAATTCTTCTAAACGAGCGGTTTCTCTTTCAGCATCAAATGCTGCTCTTTGTTCTGCTACAGTTTTTCCTGGATAGGCATTTACTAAAGAGTTACCGTCTTCAGATAATTTTAAAGAAGTAACAGCAACTTCTGAAGAATCGTAATCCTGCTCAAATACTTTATAAGTAGGAATAATTTCTCCATCTAATTCAACCGAATCATCTGCCCACACGGGTTTAGTATCACCAGCAAAGACGACTTGCTTAGAGGGTAAGCTGTAAACTAAAAATGCCATTGGTTTTATGTTAGTAAATTAACTATCAGTATTGAACATCTGGGAGAGATGTTGAAAGATGAGGAGTTGAGAACAAAGAGGTATCGTAAGTAGCAGGAATTAATCCAGGATATGAAGTGCTATAATATGCAGTATCAATGAGTTGAGTTAATGCCTGATTGAAGAAATTGTCCCAGTTTTCTCCATTAGATCTTCTGCTAAACTCATAATCTAAGTCATGAACAATGTGATACATTCCATGACCGCCATCAGTGTTGTATGTTAAGTTGACGAAAATACTTGATTTTCCTAATGGACAAGTTTGGAATCCATAAGTAGTATCATTATAATCAAACCATAGCCACTTACCGTCAGAAACTCTCATAAAGACACCAGTCCATCCCGAACCATAGTAGTATGTTGGTGCATATGCCCAAACATATCTTCCATCGGAACTACACTGCCATCTCATTCCATAAGATGCACCCTGTTCATAACCATATGATGTTTGACTATGGTTATATCTATGAAGTTCTCCTTGATTATTACCAGATGCGTCCCACTGAGTGAAGTAAGATCCATATCCTGGCATGAATACAAAATATGAAATCATGCCATTATCATGAAGAACTGGGCATCCTCTCCAATTTGTTTCACCAGCACTACTATAATTGTTTAGTGTTGTTGAAGGACCTGTTTCATAAGTAGCATAATCAGCATTAGAATCTGTATTGAAATACGCTTGCATGAAGGTATTGGATTCAGTATATGCTGCATAACGCTCTTCTACGTTTGCATATGATGCGCCATCAGAGTGTGATAGTGCTCTTAAATCAGGAACATTACTCCAAACAACTGGTTTGAATTTTCCAGATCCATTACCTTCCATAATAAGAAGTTTTTGATTCTTCTTGTTATAGCAACCAGTGCCATACATTCCCTCGTATCCAGATTCTTTAATTGGAATATTACATTCAGATCCATTATCATGGTTAAATGCATGATAATACATTGATGCAGATCTTTCATGAACAGTGAATCTAGTTCCAGTACCACCATTATGATGTCCAAAAATTGCATAATCTTGATGAGTTTCACCCGCAAGAACCATGACATCACGGAATGCATTTGCTCTATAGGAACTAGCTCCTGATCCACCTACAGGCCAAGAACCTGTTTGTGTTCTGCAAGAAGATGAAGTAAACCTTTGGTGACCTAGATATCCAACTTGATTTGTTTGACTTGCACGTTGACTGTGAGAAGAAGCATGTGAGGTAGTTTCATTATATTCTGTGTTTGCCCAAGCATCAAAAAACTCGTAACCAGCAGTGGTATACGTTCTCCACATTCCATATGATTGGTTGCCATCACCACGGTTCATTGAGGTGACATTCAAGTTATGATCATATGAAATGAATCCGCCACCACCTGCAGAATACTCATAACTATAAGTAGTAAAGCAAGGTTGGTGGAAAGGATCAATTGTCCTTACGGCATTTACCGCTGGCTTGGTTGTAAGTTTTCTTGCCATTTGTGATAAACCTTATATTATTTTAAACGAACAATATCAATTACCGTCAATACCGTATGCAACAGCACTAAGACCAGCAACACTTGAATAAACGTGAAGACCGTTATTGCTGTCTAGAACAATACCAGTTCTTTCTAAAACTCCGTTAGCAGGGAGAGAAACATCATATTCAATACAGTCTGCATCGGTTACAGAACCTGCAGCAGATGCAAGCGCAACACGAATTGTTGCCGAACCTGCAGTACGGTTAACGATGTTTAGTGTCGTTACTTTTGTTCCTGATGATGGAGCAGCAACAACTGCTGTCCATGTAGTAGCGTTAGAAACGTCTACCTTTGAGTACACTCCTGAAGCCATGGGTCTCTCCCTGTTTACAGATCAAATTGTTTGGTTTACTTATTTATTTATATTGCAATCAAATTGCCGATAGGTAATAGTTGATTGCGGTAACACGGTCTGCAGCATCCACGTAAGACTTAACTGCTGCTTGTGAAGGAGCAAGTGTGTTACTTGGAGATGCGCCACCGAGAGTAGTATCTGTACTGAAACTAAATCCTAGTACAGTGGTCTCAGTTACAACTTCAGTTCCGTCAATCATCAACTTCTTGCCATCAGCAAGATTGATGTTCTCGGAAATATTGAATGCATCGTTAGAAGACAACCAAGAAATTTCTTTGTTGGTTGTACCAAGAATGGTAATACCACCAGTGTTTGCAGTGAAGTCTGTCGCACCACCAGCACTAAATGTTGCACCCTGAACTGAATCTGATCCACCAAAGTTTTCGGAGATCGTTACCGTAGTTCCACTAACTGCAGTAACTTTTACGTTTGTAGCAAGAGTAACGTTTGAACCACCAGCACCTGTTAGAGTAACTACTACTCCAGGAGCTAGATTTGTAGTGTCATTAACATTAGTGATTTGGTTTGTATTTCCAGTAACATCACCAGTAAAGTTTCCAGTAGAAACATTACCTAGAGTAATGTTGCGATCTTTTGCTTCAACAGTAACCGATTGAACTGAAGTTGTAGTTCCATTAACAGTTAGGTTACCCGCAACAGAGAAGTCTCCAACAACACCACTTAGAGCGTCAATATATGTCTTAACTGCTCTTTGTGTTGGAACTTTACTGTTACTATTTTGAGATAGAGTTACATCAGTTGAGAATTCATCAATAGTTGCACCCAATTGAGCACCAATAGCACCCAGTCTCAAGGTTGATAGACCAGAAAGGTCAAACGCAGAAGCGTCTAGGGTTGCCTTACCAGTTGCCTGTTCAACTCTAAAGTACTTACCAACCGCAAAGTTACCATCTTGGTCAGTAGAAACATAGTAAACACGACCTGGGCGATCTTCATCAGTTTCCTGATCTGGAACATTTGGTGAATTTGGTAGGAAAGGCCAGTTAGTATTTGCCTTATCACCAGTACCAACATCTAGGAAGTCGTGAGCGGTTAGTCTAACTTGAGAGTAACGATAGCGAATCTTAAAGTCCTGACCATCACCAGCAGCAATTACCTTCTCGTCGGAGAAGAATAACGTTACAATACCAGTTGCATCTGGAGCTACTGCAGTAATACGGAAGAATTCATTATCTACTTTGATGTAGTCTTGTGCTTTAACAATGACGTTTGCTTGAGCAATTCTAACTGCAGTTGATGCAGCACTAAAGTCTTCAATAATTTCATCATGACCAACTGCCTTACTTGAAAGAACAGTTACATTTGAAGTTGCTGCGTGAGATGAAGCAGTAGTTCCTTCAACACCACGATCAACTGTAATTTGAGTACCACCACCGAATCCAGTAACTCTCATCATCTCAGTTCCAATGATGATATAACTGGTTCCTGTCATACCAGAAACTTGGTTGACATTCAGTGTTGTCGTTGAATCATCAACCGTAGTATCTAGTGTTGTTGGTTGACCTGCAACGCTAGGATCTGCTACATCAACAAAACCGAATAGGTCAAAGTTTGTAGTACCAGTGTGTGATGCTGGGGATGATGCTAACTTACCTCTTTCAACTGTAAGTGTACCTCTGCCATCAGGAGCGGTATAACTAGAGTTTGAAATAACATATGATCCAGCATCATTATTAACTCCATTATCTTGAAGTTCAACAGAACCGCCTTGGTCTGGAGCAGATGATAGACCTTCAACTGTGAGAATGAATCCTTTTTGACCTTCTAGAGCACTTGTATTATTAGTTGTAGTTACATATGCACCAGATGTAGATCCAGTAACAGTCTCATTTTGAACGAACGATCCTGTAATTGGGAAGAAGTAAATTTTACTAACGCCTTCTTGAGTATTAATTAGTTCACCTACAGCACCTGAAGTTCCACCAACAATTCTTTCTCCGTTAGTGAAAGTACCATCTTTTGGTTGTTGGGGATCAAATTCTAACTTAAGACCTTTAACATTACCATCAATAGTTGCTTCGGTAGCGTCAAATCCTCTAGAGATACAACCATACTTACCATAAGAAGAGTTACCAGAAACAGCACGGATCTTACCACCTCTAGTTGAGGAGTATGAAATATGTGCGTAGTAAGTGAAGCAGGATACAATCTCAGAAGCAGCACCTCTAGTTACATAGAAACCAACACCATTGTCAAGAATCTGTGTGAAAGAGTCAAACACCATTGACTTGTTAGATGGTGTTGAAGTATTGTCAAAGTGACTGTGAACTCCACCATCAATCATTACACCAACAGCAGCACCGCCAATTGCAGCACAGTTTTGGATATATGGTGACTTAGAAATTGGAGAATCAGGATCAAGTCTTAGATATACACCTTTGATAGTAGAAGTATCTAGATCCTTATCATTAATTCCAGATGGAGCAAATCCGCTCATTCCCTGGAAGATGATATCCTTGATTACTGTATGAGAACCAACGTATAGCATTGTTGATTCAGCGTTAGTTCTAGTAGAAACAGAACTGATATCAACATGTGGTAGTGATTGAGTGATTCCCGCTGCACTACCTGCCTGAATTGCAGTATCAAAAAGTCCAACTAAGGTTGAGATTGCAGATGCTTGAGTTGCACAAATAGGTGCATTAACATCTTGAGTAATCGTCAAGTCTTTGACTTGAGTTTGGAGGTTTCCAGAAGTTACAGGAACAGTCTCATTTCTGATAACTTGGATTGCAATGGTTTCAATATAAGCAACCAATGAACGGTCTTCTGGACCTGTTGCAGTAATTGCATTACCACCTAAACGATCAACAATGTAATCATAGACTTTGTTATTAGAACCATGCTTAACGTTGAATGCCATGGCATCAACAAATTCTGCAAGTCTTGATTTTACTGTTGCTTCATCTCCAGAAACTGGAGTGTTGATTGGGTCAACTGCTTGCAGTCTATGCCATGCTTCATGAGCAATAAACAATCTGTTTGCATCTAATAGATTCTTAGCATCTGAAGACTGGTGACTTACAATATCTAGATACTTGTCTGTTGCATCCCATTCTCCGCCTGAAATGTTAAGGAGGTGAATGTTGTTTGCATAGTCTGTATCCAGAACTTTTGCAGTTTTTGTTTCTGCAGCGTTAGTAATGACATCACCATACTTAACATGCTGTAGTGAAGATGCAAGCACTAATGCCTGCATATTTGAACTACCAGATGCTGCTTGAATGATAGAAGTTCTTAGGTTATCACCAACAAGAGATACATGCGCTGGAACGGTGATTGGTAGAATTTCGTCATAAACACCTGCTTTGATGTAAATCGTGATTGGATTTGTAGCAGATGGTGCATCCGAACCAGTAAGTGAAGCGATCTTATCGCAAGCATAACGTAGTGAAGCAAAACCTCTAGAAATGCTTCTACCGTTATTTGAGTCGGAACCTTCTTTAGTTACATAATAAATTGGTGCAGTAGTATTATTTGCTTCCCATCTTGGGAGCAGAGGTGAACCACCAACAGTTAGAATTTGACCACTTGCTTCTGCTTGTTCTGCTGCAGTTCCAGTTGAACCCGTAGGAAGTGCAATTCTGTTAATACCACCAGCAGCCTGATAGATTAGGTCACCGATATCTTGTAGAACCTGTGCAGCGTCACCACCCTGCGACAAGTAGTTCCAATAATTACCATTGGAATCAAGTTCAGGTGCAGTTGCCGCGCCTAGAGTATTTGAAGTAATACAAACATAGGAGTTACCGTTTCTATTAACAACGTCTCCTAGTTGATATACTGAGTTAGCATTCCACTGACCAGTCCAGTTGAAACCTTCAACAACTAGATCCCAGAATCTTGTGTTGCTAGGAACTGGAGTATATGTTGCAGTACCGCCAGTTGCTCCACCTGCAGAAGCTGCAGATGCATAAGAGAATCCAGTAGTTGTACAAGCGGTTACTCTAACTGTTCCGTTGTATGCAGCTTCTGAAATTCCAGCAACAATAACTTCATCACCAATTCCATATGGCGCAGATGGTTGAGTAGTTTGGAAAACAGCAGTAGCAGTAGTTCCATCGCCACTAGCAGAAGCAAGGTTTAAGACTTCATCGTTAGTAGTAACTTTACATGCATATGTGTGACCACCATACTTAACGGTGTTTCCTGGTTCATATACCTCGGCAGAATTATACTCACCTTGTGAGAGATAACCAGTTGTTAGAACTTTCCAGTATGCAGTATCTGTATTTGGAGCTACACCAGTTGAGTTTTGCTCGGCAATATATGTGTAACCACCATACGTTACGACATCACCCTTTTGATAAAGAGTTCCAGATGCCCAAGTATCTTCAAATACTAAACCTTCAGAGTAAACTGCAAAGCTTCCAAACGCAAAGGAACTTCCTGAGGTATGAGGAGTTGTACAACGATAAATTGTATTACCGTACTTAACAACATCATTAAGTGTATACCACTGTGATGGTGCCCAGTTACCTTTTTGCTCTAGACCTTCTGTATGGAGATCAAAGTATCCGATATCGGTGGTATAAAAACCAGTTTCCGTAGCGTTTGAGGTATGATTAACAGTACAAACATATGAGTTTGCACCGTACTTGACAATATCGTCAATGACATAAGCAGTAGACGCCGCCCAATCACCGCGCCACTTAAACTTTAGTCTGCCGAGTCTAAAATCTGCCATTTTTTAAATCCTTACTTAGGTCCTTGAGTGTTGTGGTCATAATCTTTATTTAGTCTTGCAACTAAATATCCATCATCATCAATGAAATATGTCAAGCGTCTGAAATCAAACCTGAACTGTTGATATTTATCATGTGGATCGTTTGAATATTGCTTATCTACTCCTGGAGTAGCGTCAAGATATTCATTTCCTTGTAGAAAATCATAATATTCTCTACCATCTGTATAATGAAAATCAAAAACTTCGTCGTCTGTGGATCTTGCCACGGTATAACGGAGCATACCATCCTTGTCTCTTCTTAGAGCATGAACGGTAAAGTCATTTGACTGGGGTACTGTTTGTGCCCCTGCTGCTGTACTTGCACTGAGATATAAACTCATGCTAAGATCCTCCAGTAAGTTCCGTCCCAGATAAACTGAACGTATAGACCAGTCACATCAAGAACAAATTCAGGATCAATATTTCCAAATTTGTTCAAAAATTGTTGTCCACCACTGGTCGTGAGTATAACATTATTTATACCCCAGGTTGCCTTGAAGTCAACCAGTTCTAGCATGTCTCCAACGTGTGGAATAATTCCTGCGGATTCGTATGGCATCTGCAGAGTCAATGACGAACTTGAAGTATCAATTAGATATCTTAGTCCGCAAGATAAATTGCCATTGGTATTTACAACTTCCCATCTCGCTCTCTGGAGTTCAAACCCTCCAGCATCACTTCCATCATGTACAACCGCCGTTCTTTTATCAGTATCAACGGTAATTTCAGCGACAGCTCCAGTAAATAGAGCGTGTTCAGGAGTTGTGCCCTTCCTAAATTGTACCTGAGTGGTCATTATTTACGCACAGTTTTTCTCAAATGTATTTATACTATTAGATAATCCAGACATATACTCTTGATGGCTGGAATAGCTGTACTTGTACGAAACCATTGCCAGACATTCTGAGAGAACCAGAACCTTGATAAGGTGCGCGAGTAAAGGAATCCTCAACGTTGTTGAGACTGAACAGCGTTCCTCCGCCCTGATATGCTCTGGAGCGAACATCCTTAGAATCTCCAGTGACATCAATATTAACAAATGGTTGCTCTGCAAAGGTGAGAAGAGGATCGCCACTTGTTCCAGAGAAGGTAAACTTGCCTGTGGTTCCAAGTTCTCTGAATGTTGTTCTCTCCGCAATGCGTTCTCCTGTGAAGGAGAAGAGCATATCTCTTTCTGTTGGATTGAAAGTGAGAGACTCTGCAGCACCAGATAGAGTCGGAATTGTGCCAAATCCAACAAAGTCTCTTGCGCGTGTAGTATGTGCATCTCCACTGATAGAGATTGTTCCCTCTCCAGTGTGTGCAAATCTGACAAGAACACCTGCTTCTCCCGATGCCTTGAATAGTCCACCCTGACTGACTTCTCTTGCAGTAGTGTTTTCTGTTCCCGCTCCAGAGAACGAGAAGAGCATCTGTCTCTCGTCTGGATTGACGGTAAGAGATTCGGCAGCACCAGATAGTTTTCTGAGTGAACCAGAACCATGATATATTGCGGTTCTGCTGTTTTCGGATTCTCCCGAAACTTTGAACAGTGCTTGCTCTGTTGGTGGTACTCCCGCAACAGATTCTGCTCCACCAGAGAATGCAAAGAGTGAACCAGAACCAAAGTGTCTTTGTGATACCTTGATGCGAGCAATTCCAGATAGTGGAATATTGCCTTCCGCTTCGTTCGCAAATGATAGGTTTGGATCTCCAGAAGTTCCAGTAATGGAGATTGTTCCGCCCTGACTGACCTCTCTTGAAGTTCTCTTCTCTGCAATTCTTTCTCCAGTGAAGGAGAAGAGCATTTGCTTCTCGTCTGGATTGAAAGTAACTGCCTCGGCAGATCCACCAAGGTTAAAGATATTACCAAATCCAACATTGTTGACGAGCAACTTACCAATTGCTTCGCCAAATACGGATAGATTTCCAGAACCTTCATGTGCGAAGGATCTTGCGAGAGTTCCATCACCGCTAAGATCAACTTCAATTTGCTTAATTTCAGCAACACTTGCAGATTCTGCTGCTGCTCCAGTGAAGGAGAAGAGCAACTGCCTTTCATCTGGGTTGACAGTAATAGATTCAGCAGCACCACTGATAGCAAAGATGTTACCGAATCCAACGTTGTTGGGAACGAATCTGATGAATACCTCACCAGAAACTCTTAGATCAGCGCGTACTTCTGGTGATGCAGCGAAGGACTCTGATAGACCACCAATACCAAATAGGTTACCATCACCAATCTCAACAACAGATAATTTCTCTGAAATGCGTTCTCCAACGAAGGAGAAGAGCATCTGCCTTTCATCTGGATTGAAGCTGATAGATTCAGCAGCTCCAGAGAATTTCTTGAGTAGACCAGATCCAGCGTATGCAGGAACAAAGTTGATATTTGCAGATCCAGTAACTTTGATTGTTCCAGAAGATACCCAGGAAGGTTGCCAATCAAATGTCTGGAAGTCAGAAAGAGCACCCCTACGGATCTTGATTGTCTTCTCAATACCGACATAGTTCTCGGTGTGTGTCTCGCTTCCTTCTCCAGTAAACGAGAAGAGCATCTGTCTCTCGTCTGGATTTGCAGTGAACGATTCCGCAGCACCAGATAGTTTTCTGAATGTACCCGATCCTGCATAAGATGGTACATAACGTACACCAGCAGTTCCAGACAGAGTAATTGTTCCAGACGACTCTTCTGCAAACGTGAGAATTTCTGGTGCCGTAGAACCAGATAGACGAATTTCTGTTCCTTCTTCTGGTGGATTTGCAACGAATGCTTCCTGACCTTCTCCAATAAAGGAGAAGAGCATTTGTCTCTCTTCTGGATTCGCAGTGAACGATTCTGCAGCACCAGATAGTTTTCTGAATGAACCAGAACCAATGTGGTTTGGTACGAATGCATTCGCAGACTTTCCAGAAATACTGATAGTTCCGAAGAACTCTTCGGAGAATGTAAGAATTTCTGGTGTAGTGGAACCAGACAGAATAATTTCTGTTCCTTCTTCTGGTGGATTTGCAACAAATGCTTCTTGACCTTCTCCAATAAAGGAGAACAACATCTGTCTTTCGTCTGGATTGAACGATACAGATTCTGCAGCACCCGATAGTTTTCTGAATGAACCAGAACCAATGTGGTTTGGTACGAATGCATTTTCAGAAATGCCACTAACTCTGATGTTAACTTCTGGTTGCTCAGCAAATGTGAGCAACTGAGAAGAACCATTAATTGCAAACAGACTTCCTTCGCCTGTGTATCTGTTGAGAATTCTCTCTTCTTTTTCGCCACTGAGTTTGGCGTGTGTTGTAATATCTGGAGGATTCGCAACAAATGCTTCTGTTGCAATACCAGAGACTGGAATAATTCCAGAACCACTGTACTTCCGTGGAATAGCAACACCAACTTCTCCAGAAACTCTGAATGTGCCAGATCCAAAGTGTGACAGACGGAATACTGGTACACATGCACCAGATACATTGAATAGAAGTTGTTCGGTATCTGGATCCCAAAGTACAGTCTCTGCAGATCCGCCAAGTTTTCTGAGGGTTCCTCCTTCGGATGGAGCGAGAAGACTGAACAGAGTAATGGCATCTCCACCAAGTCTTGAAATATATCCTGTAGCGTTATATGGAGGAGTGAAGAAGTCTTCAACAACACCAGACAGTTTGATAACTCCGCCAAGTTCAGCTGTTCCAACTGTTGGACGAGAGAATGCGACGAGTGCATTTCCGTTGAGAGTTCCAAGACTTCCACCAGGACACTTGAATCCAGTGGTATCCCAAACGAAACCATAATCGCGATGTGGATCTGGAGTATCTGTAAGAGTTCCGTAATCCTCAAAGCTGCTGGCAGGAATGAGACTTGGGACGACAGAATACTTAAATCCTGGTTGGATTGATAAGACTTCTCCGTCAGTTACCCGAGTGCATCCTGTAGTAGAATTAGTGTCAGACGAAATAATTCCATATTCGTCAACACATGCTATATTGGAAGAATCTACAAGGAATCCATAATCTATTTCTGGATTGTCATTGCATAGACCTTCGTCATATACTTCGGTATGTTTCTCGTGACCTTCTTCAAGGTTGAGGTATTTGAGTCTAATTGTACGAAGGTTGGTGTGACCATCGTAATGGTTAATGTCTCCAAGATTAATGTAGTTTGATTGAACCACATAATCATCAAGAGTAAACGCAGCAAGATCAGATAGTTGATATATCTCTGGTTTTCTTGCATGTAGTTTGATATCACCAGAACCAACGTAATCAAACGATGCTCTCTCTACAAGACCTAAGAAGTTGAATAGAGTTCCACTACCAACATGTGCATATCCGAGAGTTGGATCTCCTGCAGTTCCTGTAATTCTAATGTGAGTTGTAATATCAACTGGATTGAATCCAACTGCTTCTGCAACGCCAGAAATTCCGAATAGAGTTCCTTCTCCATGGTGTTGTTGAACAAATGCTGGGTCTGCAGAACCTTGTACCTTGAATAGATCTGTTGTTTCTTCCGCATATGCAACAACTTCTGCTGCACCACCAAGACTCTTGATAAATCCGAATCCTCGGTATTTCGCATCCAGAGGAACATAAGCAACACCGCTGAGTCTAGTTGTACCAGAACCAACCCAATTCGGGGTGAATACATTATGAGAAGAACCAAAGATGTCAATCTGACCATAAATGCACGCTGGCATTCCAGATGCAATAGTGCCAAGAATCCATCCATAATCTTCAAGGGGATCATGTAGATCATTAACAACACCATAGTCGTAGAATGTTTGTGGTGTTGTAAGTTGCGATGGAATCGCATAAGTTGTGCCTGGAGCAATACTTAATGTAGATCCTAGATCTACTCGGATTCCTCCAGTTGGAGCAGTCTCTGATGTAGAGATTGATATTGTTCCGAGAGATGTAATTGCGACAGCTCCTCTGTCAACAAGTAGACCATAATCCAGATATCTAGATTCAACGACAGAACTACAGTTGTAATCATAAGTTCTGCGTTCTTCAAGATTGTTGAATCCAAATAGTCTTCCAGATCCAACGTAATCATATACTGCACGTTCAACGGCAGTTTGTAGAGTGAATAGAACACCAGATCCATTCCAATTTGGCGTGAAGCTGAATTCACCTGCTCCAGCAAAGTTGAATAGAACTGTATCTTCTGGTGGATTGAATGTAGTAGACTCTGTAAATCCAACACCAGAAGTAGAGAATAATGCACCTTGACCAATCCAGTTAGGTCTGAAGGCAATATCACTAGAACCTTGTACCTTGAATAGATCTGTTGTTTCTTGCGAGAATGCAACTGTCTCTGCCGCACCGCCAAGTTTCTTAAAGGATCCAGTTCCAAATACACCAACGTCAAGAGGAACTTCGGTCTTACCAGAAATCTTGATAGTACCACTACCATTCCAGTTTGGTGTGAACTTATCAGCTGCACCAACGTTAGGATCAAACCTGAATAGTCCAAATGGTACTAGATCACTAGTTACCAGAATGAGACCATAATCAATTGCAAGGTTTGCAGGGTTATATACAAATCCATAATCCAAGTAATTGCTTGGACTATTATCTGGAAGATCAATTCTGTATGGTTGACTTGAATCAACAGTTGCAGTTTGACCTAATGTTACTCTGATTAGACATGCGCCTGCATCACCAGATACCGTTCCTGAAATATCAAGACTGGTGGTGCATCCAATAATAGATCCGTAGTCTTCCTTGCCAAATACTGCGACAGATCCAGAATTGTAGTCGTAGCATACAGATTCTTCAAGGTTATCAAATCCGAATAGTACTCCAGATCCGTCATAACTGAATACGCTACGCTCAACAGCAGTCTGTAACGTAAATAGATTTCCTTCTCCAGAAATCGTCTGTGTAAATTTGTCTTCGCATCTACCATTAAGAGTTAGACCACCTACCGTTGCTGGATAGTCATAAATCTTTCTTTCTGATGCATTAGATAGTGAGAATAGTACACCACTACCATGGTGTCCAAGACCAATTCCAATAGCACTATTTCCACGCAGAGAAGTATCCCCCCCAATCTGAGGTCTTGGGGAGAATACTGGATCTGCAGAACCGTAAAGTTGGAAACTTCGGACCTTTCCATCAACGATATAACCGTATACGGCGGGAGAAGTCTGTCTACCAAAGGTAAACGCAATACCTGTACCTTCGTAACTGTTAGTCGCCTTCCAAGACGCTTCGCTAACTACCTTAACAAATCCGAAGGCTTCTTGAGTTGTTACATATACAATACGACCATGATCCACCATAGTCGCATTGAGATCAGTTATACTTCCATAATCATTTGATGGAATTGTTGGTGTATATGTGTAAGTATATGTGAGAGATTTGAAACCATAATGATCCCAGTTATTACCACTATGATCTGGTTGTATTAATCTAAATTGTGTACCTGCTGTTCTCGCTACAACAGGAATTGTAATCTCTACAGATTTTAAAGTATTGAATGTATTGTCATTATGTGCTACTACAGTATCAATAGAAGTCCATGAACTTCCATCATAATACTCTAAGTTTAAACTTTCTGCTGCAGTATCTGGATCTTCACCACCGTTGGTATCATTACCTCTAATTACTTCAAAGGTTAGTGAAGAATTGATATCGTTTGGTAAACTGAACTCTACCGTTCTAGGTTTATTTGTGCTGTTGAATCTAATATGTCTACCAATATTAAATCCGCCAGTAGTTCCTGTTCCTGTTCCAGAATCTGACAGAATAGTATTTGATAAGGTAGCATTTAAATCATCTACCTGTACGGTATCAGTTGCTGTTACAGGTTGTGGAGTATAAAGAATGTTTCCGAAGTCAATCTCTGTATAAAGATCAACAACTGCGGGATAATAAGCGTATGTTCTTCTTTCTTCACTGCTAATAAATTCAAAAAGTCCTCTAGCAGTTCTTTTTGTAAACGATCCAATAGTTCTAATTGCAAGGCTGCTCAATAAGTAGTTGGAATACTGTCCAACTGACTCTGATTCTATTCCTGATGTAAAGGTATAGACAGCCATACACTACAGAAGCATAAAAAATGGGGATTGCAAATTGCAACCCCCACAGAAAGAAGAATAAAGATTGGGTCTGAAGTATATAGTATCAGTCCAGGCTTACATTTAGAGTAACTTTAATTTGGTCACCGCTGTTTTGAATTGCGTATGGACCATTTGTAAATCTCTCAGCAAAGAAGATGCTGCTGTATAGAGTTGCCTTACCAACATTTCCTCCAAGTGCTGGAGTTGTAGTAATGGTGGTATCGGAGGGAGTCTCAAATACAGTGTAGTGTGCTGCAACGTGAGCACCACCAGTTCCTTGTGCGATGTAAATAACATCACCAGGATTTAGACCGTGGGGAGTTGCAGTACCACCAGGATCGGTTGTGATAACAGCGAAGTCAAACAGAACAGCATCGTTACCGTTTGTGACCTGAATGTTATCAATCAATGAGTTGCTGAGATATACACGAGGACCGATTTCTCCAGTGTAAGTGGTATAGTCAATACCAACGATAGTTGTACTAGCAGCAATACCATTTGGTGTTGCAGTCTGAGAAACAACCATTCCAGCAGTTAGTTCTTTTGCGACTTCTACGTGGAAAGTTGCGTTACCACCAGAAGCAGCAGTTAGTGCTTTGTCAAGATAGACTTGAGTTCCGCTAATACCAACAACACGGGTTTGAGCAGGAATTCCTTGACCTTCTACTCTTTGACCAGCAGCAAGACCTGTTACGGAATCAACTGTAATTTCAAAGGTTCCAGAAACACCAGCAGTAATTGCAGGAGTAACAGTGATATTTGCAAGGTTGATGTAGTCAGCACCAATAACTCCTTTACAACCAGTCTTAGTGATTTGAGTACCAGCGGAGACACTACCTGCATCAGCAACACCCTGGATGGCTTCAGGCATGTTGTTAGCACGTGCTAGATAATAACCGTAGACAGAACCAGCAGGACCAGAGAAGGTGAAGACTTGCTCAGGATATGAAGCAGTTGTTCTACCTCTACCAAAATCAACAGATGCGTTGGTAAGAGTTGCGGTCAATTGCTGACTTAGTTCAATGTCAGTTCCTTGAATATCAACAACATAGGTGTTTGTAGGAATACCAGCGCCTTCCGCGTAGTCTCCTTTTTTAATGTCTTCTGCATCAGGAACTGAGATCTGATAAGTTCCTGTAGTACCATTGACAGTTGCTTTGGTAGTTACTGCAACTAGAGTAGTAGCAATATTCCAACGATTACCATTTAGAAGGATACCATACTGATCACCGAAGTCTTGATCCTCTTCAGTTCTGTTGTTATCGCAAGTTGGATAACCAGTAGTTGCTGCAGAACCATACCCTGAGGTGTTGGTAGCATCATATGGTTCGTAATAATCGTTTGCTGATGGAACGTCCGCTTCAGCAGGGGTAGTATTACTAGTGTATAATTTTAGAACTAAGTTCCTGGGAATCTGATGAGTCGCGTTAAGCAGTGTACGTAGCGAATCAATTTCACCCTGGTCTGTGACTAGAAGTGCCATCTAAAAGATCTCCTTGAGTTTCTTACCTATGATAATGTTATTTATACAAAGATTAGAGTGCGAGTTTCATTGAAATCACACACCTCTGTATATTTATAGCATAGACAACTTCAAACTGCATAATGTCTCCCGCATTGAGAGTTTTATTCCACGTTGAAATTGTCGTATTTGTGTTTTTTCTTGCTTGTACTCCCGTGTTAATATCTCCAAGTTGTGGTCTTTCAGTTCCACAGATGGAAGAAAAGTTGGGGAAGTTTGCAAAGTCTACTTTCTTGATATCAAATTGAATCTGACCATCTTGATCACCAATTACAGTCCAAGACTGAATTTCTCCAGTAACGTCAAGAGTCATTTCACCTTTGATCCCAGAAGACATTGGTGCAGATCCAGCATCAACAACAAAATTAATTGTTCTTGTTAAGTCTGCAGTTGTAGAGAGTCCTACAACATATACCGTATCGCCTGCTACAGGTGCGTTAGTAAAAATTAAGTTTGTTCCACTAGTTGTGTAATCAATACCAGGAACTTGCACAAGTCCGTTGATAGCAACAATTAACTGCTGATCATTGACTGGAGTATATGCATCTCCAGTTTGATCAATCAGTGGATAACCAGTTGTCGTTCCATCAAATACCCAGTTTGTGGTATTGAGAATCTCATTACCATATTGTAGATACTTACTAGGAATCTCGTAGTTAACACCTACATTATATTTTTGCTGTGGTTCAGAAAGTACGTTATAGTTTGATGACTTAACCGAGATATTATAGTTAGGCATCAGACTACTCCTGGTGTTACTTCAATAACTCCTTCAATAACTCTGGTCTTGATACCTTGAGGCGAAGTTAAAACGATATCATAAACATAACGTCTTGGATCCAATCCTGCAGTTTCTGCATTTGTTAGTCCAATCTTCAAGATACCATTATAACGATCAACAAAAGTTACAGTAAAATCTGTCGCAGTTGTTGTGTAATAACTACGACGCATTTTTGCTTCCGCTGTGTAACCAGTCAGATTGAGTGGAGTTGTATTGTCTTCGTTCTGAATGTTAAAGGTGGCATCAAAGTCCGTTCCTTTTTCCATTAGCAGATTTAAGGGGATTGCTGCCATTACACCACCGTTTATTTGTATTTATTCTACCTTTATGTTAAAAGCAATAGACACTCTATCTTCGTCAGATTGATTCTCTTCAACATCATGCTCCAACCAAGTTGGGAAAAAGAGTATCATCCCTTCTTGAGGAACAATATACTGATATGCATTGTCTCCATAAAAATGAACTGTATCTGCTGCTCCTCTAACAAACGGACCACGGGGATCGTAAAATCTTATTCTTCCAGAACTTTCTGGAACTTTTACATAGTAAACTCCTGAAAGAAATAAATCACTATTGTAATGATAATGTCTATTATTTTTAGACCCTTTCTTATTGATATTTACCCAGTCGTAAATAGTGTATGAATAAAGATCTTTCTGCCTTGGCATACATTTTATGACTTTATCATAAAATTCTTCATCGCCAAGAAGATGTCCCTGGTATCCTCCTTCATTAGATACCGTCTCGGATTTTTTTCTTTTTGAGAATTTGTAAATTTTGCTAAGTAATTTTTTATTATCAATGTCAAGATTTCCTACCCAAACATTAGTAGGAAAAAAATTAAAAACTTTCATTATCATATAATATATTATCTGACTAAGATGAATGATGGGTATCCTCTGTATGCAGTATTACCTACCCCTTCAACAGACCATCCATCACCCATACCAGATCCATCCTGCCAGTCATCCCATCCCCAACCACTTGGGTTAGAGGTGCTTTCCTGACCCGCTTCGTCACACCAAGAGAATGTTCCTGAGTAACCACTACCACTATCACCAGAGAAACTTCCAATGTAAACAGGATAATTTTGTGTAGAAGCATTTGATCCATTAACTCTTGGAGAACTACCATTACTGTCATTCATAACTCCAATAGAATTGCACTCATAGGTATTCCCACCACTGTACTGCAATCTTCTTGAGAAACTGTTTACTCTACCACCCGAACTATCAAACTGCTTAACCCATGTACCGCTAGTTCCAATGGTCTGATCACTATTAAAAGATCCATGATAATATGCCTGAATAGTAAGCCAGGTATCTGAATCAATATTTGAATCTTGATTAGAAGGTCCTGTTCCATATGCAGCATGAATAAACTCTCGCCACACTAGTTTTGAAGCATCTTGACTAAAGCTTACATCTGGAACCATAACAGATGTTGTTGGATAGTCATTGTAATTAGATGATGAATTTTGGTCGTATCCAATGTAATTTGTATTTCCTGTCGGTCTTGCTTGGTGTGCAGTATTTGGTCTTTTCTGTGCATCATGATTGGCAATTACAATCCAACCAGCACCTAAAGAAAAATTGGGATCTAAGAAAACATAATATGGTCTTGCAGGATCATTAGCACCCGCTCCTTTAAGATAATAATATCCATTATCACTAAGTCCCGCATCAATAAGGTCTTGCGAACGAATTGCTGGGTTTGCCAGAGTACCTAGATCAGTTCCCCCAACGCCACTAGTCAAATAACCAGTGGCACCACCCCCCATACCCATCATACCCTGAATGGGTTGTTCTTTTCTATACCAGTTATTAAACATCATTGTTACTACTAATCAGGAGGTTTTAGATTGATTACCGATGACGGTATAAGTGTTTGCTGCTGTTTTGATGATGTTGAAGGTGTAAATATCAACACCAGTAGATCCGCCATCCGATGGTGGAGTACCTCCAATC